CAGGCGCACTAAACTCGCATGTGAGGACAATCTAATGGCGACTACTACTTTCTCAGGTCCAGTGGTATCTACTGGCGGTTTCACTGGTGACGTAACAGGCGATGTTGTTGGCTTGGTTCAAGTTCCAACTTATACCGTTGCAACAGCCCCTTCTGCGGCTAGCATCGCAGGATCTTTGATCTTTGTTTCTGATGGCGCGGCTGGCTCAGCTATCCTTGCTTTCTCTAACGGTACAGATTGGAAGCGTTCAGACACTGGCGCAACTATCTCAGCGTCGTAAGGAGTGAATCATGGCCCTTATCAAATTGGTTCCTCCTAGCAAGGAAGAATTAGCTAGACGTACAGTTTCAGAAAAAGCTCCAGCCAAAAAGCCAGCGCCCAAGAAATCTAAGGAGAAATAGGTATGTCGTCTGATGTACTAACCAAACGCGTAACTAGCACGGGGTCACTGGCTGTAGGGCCAGCACGAGTGCGCCAAGTTCAGGTTTTAACGACTAGCGGCGGCGCGGGGCGACTTACGGTTACCAATGGCAATGGTGGGGCTACGGTGCTTGACCTTGACTTCTTAGCGTCTGATTCGCACTCAGTTAACATCCCCGATGATGGTATTCTTTGTCGCTCAGATGTTTATGTCTCAGCCGCTACGAATATTAGTGCTATAACGTTCTTCTATAGTTAGGAAAGATCGTGCGGGCTTATTACAAAAGTGGCGGTGGGGTGAAGAAAAGCCCTGCTTGGCAACGTAAAGAAGGTAAGAGTGAGTCTGGTGGGCTGAATAAGAAGGGCGTTGAAAGTTACCGTAGGGAAAACCCCGGCAGTAAACTTAAAACTGCCGTGACTACAAAGCCCAGTAAGCTCAAAAAAGGCTCTAAGGCCGCGAAACGTCGTAAGTCGTTTTGTGCTCGTATGGAAGGTATGAAGAAAAAGAACACAGGTTCAAAGGCGGCGAAAGATCCAAACAGCCGTATTAACAAGAGCCTGCGGAAGTGGAATTGCTAATGGCTATTAATAGGAGCAACCTAATGCAGGAAATGACAACACCCCCAATGCCCAAGAAAAAGAAGTCTAAAATGCGTCAACGTATTAGTGGACGGAACGGTGCGTCAGCAGTGTTTGATACTGCTGAACAGACTAGACTGAACGAAATGATGAAAAAGCGTAAGCCTCGTCCTGCGCCTGAAGAGCCTGTTGACGGCATGATGATGGGTGGCAAGGTCAAAGGTTACAAAGAGGGCAAGATGGTCAAGAAGGGTACCAAAAAGGTACGCGGATCTGGTTGCGCTCAACGTGGTGTACGCCCTGCCAAGATGGTGTGATGCGTAGGTATTACAAAAATTCAGACTGCGGATGCTCTTCCTGTAAAGGTTACAAGAAGGGCGGCACCGTGAAAGACGCGTGTTATAGCAAAGTAAAATCTCGCTATAAAGTTTTTCCGAGTGCTTATGCCTCTGGAGCAATAGCAAAATGCCGGAAGGTAGGCGCTAAAAACTGGGGCAATAAGAGTGGCCGTTCGTAAAACCGCTAAAGGAGCCGCGTTAAAACGTTGGTTTAAAGAAGATTGGAAGGACGTACGTACGGGCAAGTCATGCGGTCGAAAGGAAGGCGAAAAACGAGGCACGCCATATTGCCGCCCTACAAAAAAGGTGTCGAGCAAAACTCCGAAAACTGCATCAGAGATGACAGCGGCGGAGAAAAAGAAACGCGTAGCGCAGAAGAAGCGCTTAGGACAACCGGCGGGTAAACCCAAACGGGTAGCACCACTTAAAAGGAAGAAATGATGGCAACATCAGGTACTACAGACTTCAACATGGACTTCACGGAGATCGCTGAAGAAGCGTGGGAACGTGCTGGCCGTGAGATGCGTTCTGGGTACGACCTACGTACTGCGCGTCGGTCTATGAATCTGATGACTATCGAATGGCAAAATCGCGGCATTAACCTGTGGACAATTGACGAAGGTATTGTCAATTTAACGCAGGGTACAGGGCAGTATGACTTACCCGCAGATACTATTGATTTGCTTGAACAAGTAATTCGTACTGGCGCAGGTAATGTTTCAACACAAACTGACCTTACAATAAGTCGTGTTAGTGTGAGTACCTACGCTTCGATTCCAAACAAGTTATCACAGGGTAGACCAATACAAGTTTGGATCGAACGCCTTCGTGACGCTCCACGAATTAATGTGTGGCCTGTACCCGATAGTGATAATTATATATTTAAGTATTATCGTATGCGCCGCATCCAAGACGCTGGCGCAGGCGCTCAAACAGCCGATATGAACT